ACGCCGAGGACACCGACTGGTCGAAGCGCCAGGTCGAGGTTCAGATCCACATTCGCGCCAGCCTGGCCAGCATGGGCGGCAACCCCACCCCCGAGGATCTGATCCGGGCGGCGGAGATCATCCGCGAGGGCGCCCTCCTGGTGCAGGAGCTGGAGGCCATGAACCTGAGCTACACCGAGACCTTCTGAGTAAAGGCCGGGGCCTTCCTTCGGGGAGGCCCTTTTCCCATATGCTGCATGCTTGATAAATCATACACAGAGCCGTGGACTTATGCCGCCTGTGACGGTAATATACACACTACCAGAACGAAGGGAGCGCAATACCATGGCAGACAGGACTTACGAACTGGTTTTCTACGGACGCGGCGGCCAGGTGGACAGCGAACAGGAATACACCGACAGGGAGACCGCCCTGGAAGCCTTCCGCCTCTACGACGAGCCGGACAGCGCGGAGCTCTACAGCCGAATCGTACTGCGGGAGTACGACTGGCAGACCCGCACGGAGACCGAGCTCGAAATGCTGGCTTTCTGAAGGCCCGGAGCCGCCCGCGGAAGGGCGGCTTTTCTCCGCCCTTCTGAATGCTGCATGATTGATAAGTGTGCAACACAGGCGTGGACTATTCCTCTGGTTGACGGTAATATACACACAACCAAAGGGGAGCACCCAACAACAGAAGGAGGAAGACACCATGAAGTTCTACCTGAACGGCAAAAAGATCAGCAGGAAGGAAGCCCAGGAGCTGGCCGGAATCGAGCGCTTCAGCAGGATGGTCGAGGAGTCGCGGGAAGCGCACAGAGAGGATCCCAACGAAGAGATCGACTTCATGGTCCGCGGTGGGACGCTGACGATCGAGTTCTGAATAGACCATGGGATTATCCAGCCGCCTTCGGGCGGCTTTCATCATACACACTTCCTGATGAGGGGAGGTTGAAATATGCCAGTGACCACTGTCATCCAGTCCATGACCGGCGGGGAAATCGCCGGTTGGGGGCTGGCGCTAATCGTAGTGCTGTTATCGCTCATTCAGATCAGCCCGCTGAAGCTGAACCCTTGGGATCGGGTTTTGGGATGGTTGGGGAAGAAGCTGAACGGCGCACAGCTTGCCGCTCTGCAGAAACAGATCAATACCCTCTGGATCAATAACCACAGGCAGACGCTACTGACCTTTGCACGCGAGTGCCGGTCTGATATCTACCACAGCCCGGAAGAATGGGCTCATGTGCTCAATGTGGCAGAGGAGTATGAACAGTACTGCGTCAAGCACGAAGTGAGCAACGGTGTGGTGAAGCAGGACACGAAATATATCCGCGGCCTGTACCAGGACCTCAGCAGAAATCACCAGCTCTGATGAACGGCAACGGTGCGGAGCCGCTTCTCCGCAGAAAGGAACGTAGCATGAAAATTGACTGGATTCGCAAACTGACCTCCCGCAAGTTCTGGGCAGCCATTGCTGCATTCGTCTCCATGATGATCGTCGCGCTGGGCAAGTCCCAGGAGACCGCCACGCAGGTTACCTCTCTCATCATGGCAGGCGCCGCCGTCGTCGCCTATATCCTGGGCGAAGGCCTGGCGGATGCTGCCGGAGCAAGTGACAGCACGGAACAGCAGTAAGATAAATGAATCCGAAACAGTACAGTCGCGAAGCGGACTTTCGCATCGCACTTTCCATCTTCAAGGGGTTGTTTCGGAAAGGCCTGCTGACGGAAAAAGAGTTCTCATCTGCCCGGAAAAAGCTGATTGACCGATTCAAACCGCCCTACGGTGGAATGCCTGACTTGTGTGCAGGTAAACTCCAATAATTGTTTCTGTTCAAACGTATCAGTCAGTTATCGACATTCAGCTTGATACAATTCTCTTCTGACGGTAAGATCACAGCAACCAAAAGGGTTACTTGACCGATCATGGAGAGGAGGATTGAGGGCAGTGAAAAACGTTGCAGCATATGGGCGTGTACCGGCACAGAAGGATGCGATGCTACGAGAGATGGTGGCACAGATAACCCATTACGGAGCAGTGATACAGAAACAGAAAGACTGGAAATACTCCGGTGTGTTTATCGATAGCGGGTCAGGCCGATCGAAACTGAACGAACTGCTTGATAGTTGCCGGCGGGGAGAAATCGATCTGATACTGGTGGCTTCCATCGATACGTTTGCCCTGGATAAAGCGGAAATGCTGAATACCTTCGGCGAGTTGCGCGATATCAACGTAGACGTCCATTTCAGGAAAGAAAAGGTTCAGTTGCTAAGCGAGGACGGAGATATGCTGATCTCCGCCCTCGCTCTTTATGTTCAGCCGCCAAAGGAAGCACCCGACCATATTGATTTATATGGTTTCCGAAATGACGAAGAGGCTGATGCTGTTCGGCACGTCTTTGCACTCTTCTTTTCGGGCCTGGGCAGAATACCTATTGCAAATGCAATGAATCGGGATGGCTTTCCTGGCCCCAGGGGTACAGAATGGACATACTGTGATGTGAAGAGGATTATGAAGGAAGATGCCTATAGGGATACTCTGATTGATGCGGCAACCTGGGACAAAGCGAGGGATGAAGATGCACATCGTACAGAAATATATGGCTATCGTCCCAAAGGGAATCACCGATTTACAGATCTGATCACCTGTGGGATCTGCGGATCCACATTCACAAGACGCGAAAGAGGAAAATCATCTCTTTGGCTTTGCAGAACATACATGAAAAAGGGTAAATCCGTATGTGCATCGCGGGGCATTCGGGAAAGGGTTCTGCTGGATATTGTAGGAGAAGCGGGAAATCTCGATAATATTACAGTCTAACCAGACGGAAGGCTTGTCTACACGTCGAACAATGTGGACTTTGAAAAGCGGTGGAGGTAATTATGGACAAGATAATAACCAAGGTAGAGGCGACGAAAGCACGGCACACATTTGCTTCGCTGGCTATGCCGACAATACGGAAGACAGTGGCATATTTACGGGTATCCACCGCATCGGATGAACAGGAGAACAGTTTCCAGGCTCAAAGCAAACATTTCACGGATCTGATAAAGAACAGCCCTGACATGGAGTTTATAGGCCTGTATGCCGACGAGGGTATCAGCGGGACGGGAACATCTCACAGAGCTGGATTCACACAGATGATGAGAGACGCAATAGATGGGAAGTTCTCGCTTATCCTGACGAAAAGTCTGTCACGTTTTGCAAGAAACACTGTTGACAGCCTCACAGCGATCCGGAAACTGAAGGAACATGGCGTAGAAGTCCGATTCGAGAAAGAGAATATATCGACATTTGATGGGAAGGGTGAACTTCTCCTTACCATCATGAGCAGCCTTGCCCAGGAGGAAAGTCGCTCCATCAGTGAAAATGTGACGTGGGGCATCAGGCACGGTTTTGAAGAGGGAAAGGTTTCAATGCCGTACTCCAGCTTTCTCGGGTATCGCAAGGGTCCGAAAGGGCCTGAGGTTGATCCGGAACAGGCGGAAGTGGTTCGAACCATATATAGGAAGTTCCTGGATGGTGGGACAACGGTTTCCATAGTCAGAGAACTGGAAGCGGCGGGAATTCCAAGTCCCACAGGGCGCAGTAGATGGCATACCACGACGATACAATCGATTCTGAAAAATGAGGCCTATAAGGGCGAGTCAATTCGCCAGAAGACATTCACAACGGATTTTCTTACGCATAAGTCAAAGAAAAATGAAGGGGAATTGCCCCAGTACAGGATACAGAACAGCCACCCGGCGATCGTTACTGAGGAGCAATGGGAACTGGTGCAGTTGGAAATCGAACGTCGTGCACGGATGGGCAATCGATTCAGTGCGAAAGGGCCCATGGCTTCCAGACTTGTGTGCGCAGATTGTGGTGGTTATTTTGGAGCAAAGACCTGGCATAGCACTGATGCCTACAGGCGGGTGGTCTGGCGCTGTAATGATAAATACAACCCGACGGTGACCAGGGCATCTGGGGGAAAGAAGTGCACGACCACTCATGTAACCGAGGATCAGGTCTACGAGGCCTTTGGCCAGATTGTATCCGAGATTATCGAAAAGCGGCCGATGATCATAGCAGCCTGTGAAGCTATTCTTGATGAGCTGCTCGATACCCATGATCTGGACGCCCGCAAGGAAAAGCTGGATCAGGAAGAAAAGCGGATTGCTGAAAGCGTGGACGTTCTCGTAGCCCGTCAGAGCAGGATGGCGCAGGATAGTTTCAAAGAGGAATACGGTGTTCTGGGCATTCAGATGGAGCAATTAGAGAAAAAGCAGGCAGATCTACAACAGGAGCGCACAGACAGGGAATACCGGGCCAGGCAAAGCAAGCTGTTCCTGAAGGTGATCGAAGGCCTGGAAGCAGGGCCAGAGATTGACTCCGAGCTGTTTCTGGCATTGGTGGACAAGGTGATTGTGGGCGATGGGCTGACATTTACCTTGAAAAACGGTGAAGAACGGACCGTTAAGGGCAGCGGGGATTGACCTCGCTGCCTTTTTTCATTTTTGGGGAGGACCGCAAAATAACAGTAAAATGATATTGAGTGCCGGGGATAAAATATGCACCTCCAAGCGGGCGAATCTTTATTTGCATAAGCAGCAAAAAAATGATAGAATAAAGGTAACTTTTTAATATACATGGAGTGAGCTCATTGATCAATACGGTGAAACAGCCTGTAGAGAGCGTTGAAACTTCCGCTAACCAGCTCTATAACCATCTCTATGAGGCCTGCAACATCCTGCGCGGGCCGATCAATCAGGACGACTACAAGTCCTATGTCATCCCAATCCTGTTCTTCAAGCGCATCTCGGATGTCTATGACGAGGAGACCGCCGAGGCGGAGGAGCGGTATGGTGAGGACGTAGCTTTCTATACCGAAGAAGAATTACACGCCTTTTCCATCCCCGCCGGCGCGCACTGGCAGGATGTCCGGCAGACCAACGAGGACGTGGGCGCGGCCATCGTGAGTGCCATGATGGCGATCGAGCAGGCCAACCCGGATACGCTGGCCGGCCTGTTCTCCTCCTTCGACGACGCCAACTGGACGGACAAGACCAAGCTGACGGACGAGCGCCTGAAGAACCTGATCGAGCACATGTCCGCCATCCGCGTTGGCAACCGGGATTATTCCGCCGATGTCATGGGCGACGCCTATGAATATCTGATCAAGAAGTTTGCCGACATGAGCAAGAAGAACGCCGGCGAATTCTACACCCCGCGCTCCATCGTCAAGCTGATGGTGCGGCTGCTGCAGCCCAGGTCCGGCGAATCGGTCTACGATCCGGCTTGCGGCACGGGCGGTATGCTGATCGAGGCCATCCGGAATATGGAGGATCAGCGGGCCTCCTATGGCAAGATCTACGGCCAGGAGAAGAACCTGTCCACCTCGGCCATTGCCCGCATGAACCTGTTCCTGCACGGCGCGCGGGAGTTCAAAATCATCCGTGAGGACACGCTGCAAAAGCCCCAGTTCATCCGGAACGGCGCGTTGCAGCGCTTCGACTGCGTGCTGGCCAATCCCCCCTTCGGCCTGGATAAATGGGGCGCCGAGTACTTCGCCAACGACCAGTGGGGCCGCAACATCTGG